ATGCTGTGCGTGAGTTCGGTCGGGTTGAACTGCACTCGCTTCTCCTCGAGAGTGTCGAGGTTCACGAAGCTGACGAGCTCGATCGCGCGTAGGGACTGCTCCATGGCTCACTCCTCGTCATCGCGCGGGTCAACCTGAGAGAACGTGCGCGCCTTCCCGTTCTTGCTAGCCTTTGCACTGACAGCCGCCATCTTCTCGCCATCAACAATCAGGTTGACGCTGTAGTTGCCCCCGCCTGTGACCGCATTGGCCTTGGCCATCTCCTGAGCCTCAGCGACACGCTTGGCCATGGTTGCCCCCATGCGCTCCGCGGCCGATGACGCGCTAGACACCTCCAACCCAACCTTCTCAGCGAGTGAGGTTTTGGGGGCCAGAGCGGCCTCGGTCTGCGCACGCGAGAGGGCCTCGTTGAATGGACCACTACCGCTACTCGTACCAGTGCGCTTGCCAAGGTCGTCCTCGAATAGGCTGCTTGCGGACTTCGTGACAGCGAGTTCCTCCTCCTTGGCTTTCACGTAGAGTTCCGCTTGCTCAGGGGTCATCACCCCGACCATGAACTCTTCCACCTTCTCCCCAACCCACTTGATTTGTTCGAGAATCCAGTCCATCGCGGACTTGAAGCCGGCGGTCACGCTCTCCCATAGACCCGCAAAGAAGCCCTTGATGGGTTCCCAGTATGTGTAGATGAGGCCCGCCCCGAGCACGATGCCTGTGATGAGGGCGAGGATTGGATTGCTGAGCACGGCGAGGCGAAGCGCCTTCATCACGAAAGTGACACCCGCCACTGCGAGACGAAAAACCTTCATGCCGACCGCAGCAACCTTCATTGCGGTCCCGGAGACGCGCACTGCGAAGGTGTACGCTTTGACAGCGAACGCACTCGCGGCCAACCCGACCTTGACCAGCGCGAGCCCCAACTTGAACGCCTTAAAGGCGAGGACGCCGTAGACGATGGACTTGACCAGCCACTCGTTTTCAGCAAGCAGCGAGGCAAACCCGCCCACGAGTGAGACGGTCCAGTCGAGGACGGTCCCGATCGCGTTGCCGAGGGTGTCGCCCCACACCCGCCACGAGTTCATCGAGGATGTTGCTACCTCGTCACCCTCTGAAGCGAACACGTTGAAGAGGCTGACAGCGATCGCCTTGAGGCTCTCAAACAGGGTGATGAACTTCGGCCCGACGACATCCCACGCCTTCATGAAGCCGCTGGCGATGCCCTCGAAGAAGACACGCAGGCGCCCGAACAGCATGTAGACGCGGATGACGAACTTCTTGATGCCGGAGTTCTCGGCTGAGTCGAGCTCCTTGCGTACTGCCCCTGAGAACCCGCCCTGAGAGAAGACCTGCACGAGGCCCTCAAAGACCAACTTGATGTCTTTGAAAATATCGAAGTTGCCCACGAACTCGACCAGTCGTCCGCCTAGGGCCTGAACCTCGGCCCCCCAAACACGCGACTTGTCGATCAACCAGGTCAAGCCGTCGACTGTGGCAGTGACGGCAGGCTTCAACTGGTCACCGATCTCGATTGCGAGGACTGCGAAGTTGGCCTTCAAGCGGTCGATCGCGGCGCCCGTGGTCTTCGAGCGGGTTTCGTACTCCTTTTGAACGCTGCCCGCAGCGGCGTTCTTGTTTGTGGCAATGCCAAACGCATCACCAAGAAGTTTGATGTTGCCTGCAAGGGGGCCGATCGCGCCGATGGACTCTGAGCCGAAGAGGCGGATGAGGTTGGGTAGTTTCTCGGACTGGTCAAGGTCGCCGATGCGCGCGACGACATCCTTGATCGTCGCCTCAGCGGACAAGCCGCCCGCGGTCAAGCGCTTGGCGACATCCTCTGCGTCCAGACCGAGCTCCTTGAACGCCAACTTCTGACGTTTCGTAGCCGCGCTGCCTGCCCCGAGTGAGCGGAGGAATGTCTTTGTGCCTGTCGCCGCGACCTCAGCAGACGCACCGCTGGCAATCATGGCAGTAGCTAAGCCGGCCGCAGCCTCCGCGGAGATGTTGGCCGCCTTGGCCACGCTGCCCACGCGTTGTACCGCGTCCGTGATTTCGGGCGCCGTCGCAGCGAGCTTGTTGGATAGTTCGTTGATCGTGCCTGTGAGGTTGTTGACCTCAGGGCGCGTCAAGCCCAGCCCAGTGCGTAGTTTGGCGAGGGCCTGACCGGACTCCTCGCCCGTCATTCCGAACGCAACAGCGAGGCGCGAGGCGTCCCCAGCGACAAGGGTCAACTCGTCCCCCGCGATGCCCGACTGTGCGAGCGAGGCGGTCAGGTTGGCCACCTGATTGGGGAGGATGCCGATGTCCTTGGCGAGTTGCTTCGCCCCGTCCGCGATCGGCTGCAACGCGGTGCCCTCAGGGAGCACCTTGTTGACATCCGCCATCGCGCTCTCAAAGTCGATCGACGCTGAGGCGGCGCCCACGATGCCGCCCTTGATCATGCTCAGCCCATTAGCCGCCGCGGAGGCAGTGAGTGTCCCGAGCGCGACCGACATCGCGTTGAACAGGAACCCACCCTGTTTGGCGCTTTTGTTCACCTCGCCCAGCGCACCATTGAGGCCACGGAGCCCTTTCGTCGCCCCACCTAGCGAGCCGTCGAGACCCTTGGGGAGGAAGCGCCCGCTAGCGTCACGACCGGTGCCGCCTCCCCCTGCCCCGCCACCAGCACCAATGCCACTGCGCACAGCCCGTGGCATGAAGCGACCGAGCCCATTTCGGGCCAGACCGTTGCCACCACCAGCTACCACCTCATTGGTCTTCTTGGCCGCCGCTTGGATACGACGGTGCGCACCCTCAACGCGACTGACAGTCCCGGAGAACTTGTCTACGCCCGTGAAGGTGAATCCTAGACCGAAGTTGTTTGCCAAGTGTTGGGGCTCCTACACGCGAAAGGGCCGCACGCTGGCGACCCTCCCACTCTAATCGTCCATCAGGCTCTCCACGCTCACGTCCTCATCCTCGTCCGCGTTCTCATCGGCCTCCGAGGTATCGGCCCACCCATCGGTATGCGTCTCCGTGGTGGTACCTGACCCGCCACCGCCGCCTGAGTTGCCCTTGCGCCGCGCCTCCGAGATTTCCTCGAAGTGTCGCCGCGCCTGCCGGAAGTAGAACAGGGCCTCTGCCAACTCCATGTCGAGCACATCGACTCGCGTGAAGTTGTAGCCCGTACCCTCAACCCTCCACGCCAGGGTATCGACAATCTTCCACAGGAAGCGCCGACCCCTGTCGAGGTTGAGCAACTTCAGCGCGCGCGACGGCGATTCTGGGGGATACCCCAGAAATCGGCTCTCACGAAAAAAGGGCTGGTGGGCTCCTCATTCACGTGACCACAGTGCTCGCACTCCAGCGGTAGGTAGTCATCCACCCCACCGTCCATCTCGCTCACGTACTCATGGAACGCGGGGATGTCGGTAGCCTCGAGGTCACGGATTGCCTTTGTGAGATCACTGGGCTCAACAGCCACACCCTCCGCGGTCGTCATACTGACGATGCGACCACGCAGGCCCGCCATTAGGGGGTCCGCCTTGAAGTCCTCAGCGAGCTTCATCGCATCTTTGCGAGCCGCGCCAGCCATCACGCGGCACACGATCACAGCGCCGGAGGGCAGCGTGAACGGGGGAAGGTGACAGTCACCAGCAAGCGCAGCGCGAGCGTCAGCATGCATAGGGAACACGCGGAGGTCGCCGCCCTCGTCAGTCGGGAGGAAACTCGGGGTGGCCTCAAACTTCTCACCACACGCCTCGCACACTTTCGTCATGGGCATCGTGTTGCCAAAACTCAGTGCGCGCAGGGCGAAGATACCGGCGAACTGGTCGCCGTCCCCCGTCTTGGCCCAGGTGAACGTGGTGAACGGGCCGTGATTCTCCACACTCACAGTGCAGTTCTGGAGCACCCGCACGAGCGAGTCAAAGCGCTCGACGTTCGCCCGCTTGCCGGTGTTGTTCCCCATGTTTGCGACAAGGGAGATTTCCTCCACCTTGAGAGGTCGGAGGGTGACAACTGCCCCCGATGGGAGGCTAACAGACTTCAGGCGGGCGGTGCTCATGCGGGCTCACTATCAGACAGCGATGCGCTTGTAGTAATCGAACGTCAGCTCGAGCTTCTCGACCACGAACTCTGACGTTTCGTTGTCCCAGTCGCCAGGGCTGTGGCCCTTGACGAAGGCACCAAAGAGGCGGTACCTGACGAGAGGCTTGCGGGCGCGGTCAATCTGGACGATGTCGATCGTCCGCTTGTACTCAGGCTCCACGAGGCCCGATGCCTGAGCCGCGTCACCACACTGCTCGGCCCACGCGTACATGTCCTGGTCAGCGAAGGCACCTCGCTCCAGCGTGATGTCGCTGTAGGTGACGAGGCCGGGCTGCTTGTGCGGGATGAGGGAGCCGCCCTCCCGAATCATCCCAATCTCGGTCTCTCGCTTGAGCTCCGAGCACTTCTGAAACGATGCACTGGCGAACCCCGGAATCTCCACGAGGAACGCGTACTTCTGGTGCCTTGAGGGCTTTGTACCTTGAATCGGCATGGCTGCTATCTCCTATCCAGCGCTAGCAGCGAGCCTCCTGCGGGCCCGCTGTCACAATCCTACTTAGCCAATCTGGGCAGCCTGAGCCTCAGCCGCGTTGGCGGCGGAGAGGTCCTGCGAGAACGAGAGGGACACCCAATCGACAGCGCTCTGCGTGGCCAGCCCGATGCGGGCGTTGAGCCGACCGGCGCGCTGCTCGGACAGCGGGTTGAGACCCTCGCCAACGTCCACAAGGAACGCCGTGTCCGGGTTCCTCGTGCGGAAGGCGCCCACATTCATCTGCCCCACAAGGAACTGCTCACACGTCCGCTCGACGCTAGAGCGCAGAGCCGAGTCGTTGTTGGAGTGGACCGCGAAGCGAATCGCCTCCTTGAGGCTCGCTTGGATGAAGAAGACGCCGCGCCGCTCACCGATGCTCGGGAAGTTCCCGTTGGTCTTCAACGTCCGGTGACCGTCGATGTGGATGGGGTAGCCCGGCAGAGTCGTGATCGGGTTGATGTTGGCGGGGTACACGATGTCCCGCTTCTTTTCGTTGGTGACCTCGGTCATCTCGAGGCCGCGAGCACCACGAATCGTGCCGCGCTCGACACCCGCGGGCTGCAGGTACACACCGCCCGGCCGCGAGTTGTCAGTGCGAGCCATGACCCCCGCGACGTGTCCACAGGGCGGGACAGTGATTGTGTCGAGCGCGCCATACACGGTCTTGTTGGGGTTCGTGACCTTGATGCGCGGCCAGTAGATCGAGAGGTGCTCATCGAGGTTGTAGATGGCAGCCGTCGACTTGACGTAGGTGACCATGCCCGACGCGCTCGTGTTGGCCGGCGGGTCAAGGATGGCGAGCGTGAACAGGTCGTCACGGTTCAGGAGGAACGTGAGAATCCCGTTCGCCACCGCAGTCGCAGTGCGGCCCGGGATCGAAATCAGGGTGATGTCACTGATCTCACCCGTGCGGTAGAGCCCCGTGCCGCCCGC